GGTCTAATGAAGAGAGTTAAACTTGAACGAAAACGTAAAGCAGAAGCTTCAACGCAACGCTATTACGCTGAACGCTACAAAGAAGCGGCGGCAAAAGCGGAAACCCTTGAAAGAAACCGTATTGGAGCCAGAGCTTCAACCAGTTCCAGCGAGAGTGAAGCCAGAGCCGATTGAGGTAGAGAAAGCTCAAGACGTTATCTTTGAGCCTAATCCCGGCCCTCAGACAGACTTTCTCTCAGCGTCAGAACAAGAGGTACTATATGGTGGAGCGGCTGGTGGTGGTAAGTCTTTTGCTATGTTGGCCGACCCTGTTAGGTATTTTAATAATCCATTATCTTCTATGCTGTTGGTACGGAGAAGCACAGAAGAACTCAGAGAACTTATCTCAGTCTCCAAACAGCTCTACCCAAGAGCAATCCCCGGGATTAAGTTTATGGAACGTGATAAGACGTGGGTAGCTCCAAGCGGTGCAACTCTCTGGCTCTCATACCTAGATAGGGACGATGATGTACAAAGATACCAAGGACAAGCTTTTAACTGGATTGGTTTTGACGAACTTACACAATGGCCTAGCCCTTATCCTTGGAACTATATGAGATCACGCCTACGTACTACTAGGAATAGTGGTCTAGGTTTATATCAAAGGGGTACTACTAACCCCGGTGGAGCAGGTCATCAGTGGGTTAAGAAGACTTTTGTAGACCCAGCCCCACATAATACTAGCTTTAATGCTACTGATATGGAAACGGGAGAGGTCATTGCTTGGCCTAAAGGTCACACAAAAGAGGGTCAGCCGTTGTTTAAACGCAGGTTTATTCCTGCTACTCTATTTGATAACCCGTACCTAGCTGATGATGGACTATATGAAGCTAACCTACTATCACTACCAGAGCATCAACGTAAGCAACTACTTGAAGGTAACTGGGATGTAAATGAAGGTGCTGCTTTCCCTGAGTGGAATAGACAAGTACACGTCATAGAACCCTTTGAGATACCCAGTGGCTGGGCAAGGTTTAGAGCATGTGACTACGGATACGGTTCTTACTCAGGGGTTGTTTGGTTTGCTGTAGCTCCTGATGAACAACTAATTATTTACAGAGAAATGTACTGCTCAAAGGTTATAGCTACTGATCTAGCTGATATGATACTAGAAGCAGAGGATGGAGAGAAGATACGCTACGGAGTCCTTGACTCATCTCTCTGGCATAAACGTGGGGATACTGGCCCAAGCCTAGCTGAACAAATGATTATGCGAGGCTGTAGGTGGAGACCTGCTGACAGGTCCAGAGGTTCAAGGGTTGCAGGTAAGAATGAGATACACAGACGATTACAAGTAGATGAGTTTACAGAAGAACCAAGGTTAGTCTTTTTTAATACTTGTAGCAATACTATCTCACAAATACCAGCACTACCTCTGGATAAGAATAACCCTGAAGACGTAGACACACACTCAGAAGATCACCTATACGATGCACTCAGGTATGGGGTTATGACAAGACCACGAAGCAGTCTGTTTGATTTTGACCCTGCAACACAACGATCAGGGTTTCAAGCAAGTGACCCAACCTTCGGTTATTAAGGATACACTATGGACGAATTTGAAGAAAGCATGGGCATGGACATTGAAGAGGCTACCTCTTTAGATGACATGAAAGAAGATACTTATAGTGATCCTCTTGCAGGTAGCATTGTAGGCCTTGTACAGAAACACTATAAGAAAGCATCTGACGCCAGAGAAACAGAAGAAACACGTTGGATACAAGCTTATCGTAACTACCGTGGTCTTTATGGTCCTGATGTACAGTTTACTTCTACAGAAAAATCCCAAGTCTTTGTCAAAGTAACTAAGACTAAAGTCCTTGCAGCCTATGGTCAAATCATTGAGGTACTCTTTGGCAACAATAAGTTTCCAATCACTGTAGATCCTACTGTATTGCCTGAAGGTGTGGTTGAGTCTGTACACTTTGAATCTAATGATGAGATAAAAAAAGCACAAGGTCCAAGCCCAGAAGATACTAAGCTACTTCCCGGCGAGACTATGACTGATCTTAAAGAACGTCTAGCTGGTCTAAAGAATAGCCTAGCCCCTGTAGAGGATCAACTTAAAGAAGGTGTGGGCAGTACACCTACACAGATTACATTTCATCCAGCAATGGTATCAGCTAAAAAGATGGAGAAGAAAATCCACGATCAGCTTGATGAATCCAATGCAAACAAACAGTTACGTGTAGCTGCTTTTGAATGCGCCTTGTTTGGTACAGGCGTAATGAAAGGTCCGTTTGCTATAGACAAAGAGTATCCTAATTGGAATGAAGAGGGTGAGTACAAACCTAATATTAAAACTGTACCTCAAACTTCTTCTGTTTCTATTTGGAACTTCTATCCAGATCCTGATGCTGCTAATATGGATGAGGCAGAGTACGTTGTAGAACGTCATAAGATGTCTCGTAGTCAAGTACGAGCACTTAAGCGTAGGCCTTTCTTCCGTAAAAATTCTATTGATACTGCTGTGAACATGGGTGAGTCCTACACTAAAGAGTGGTGGGAACAGGCTATGGAGGATGACACTAATGAATCCAAAGCAGAACGTTACGAAGTCCTAGAGTTCTGGGGTAATGTTGATATCGAAGTTCTTGAAGGTTACAGTGTTGATATTCCTTCGGAACTAAAAGATATGGATCAAGTAAATGTAAATATTTGGGTTTGTAATAACCAAGTGTTACGTTTAGTTATGAATCCATTTACTCCTGCAATTATTCCATACTACTCAGTACCCTACGAAGTAAGCCCTTATAGTTTATTTGGTATTGGTATTGCAGAGAATATGGATGATACGCAAACATTAATGAATGGCTTTATGCGTATGGCTGTTGACAATGCTGCGTTATCTGGTAATATGCTTATAGAAGTAGATGAGACTAACTTAGTACCTGGACAAGATCTATCTGTGTATCCAGGCAAAGTCTTTCGTCGCCAAGGTGGAGCACCTGGACAGGCTATCTTCGGTACTAAGTTTCCCAACGTATCTAATGAAAACATGCAGATGTTTGATAAGGCACGAGTACTAGCTGATGAGTCAACTGGCTTTCCTTCGTTTGCTCACGGGCAGACAGGTGTATCTGGTGTTGGACGTACTGCCTCTGGTATCTCTATGCTTATGTCTGCGGCTAACGGAAGTATCCGTAACGTAGTAAAGAACGTTGATGACTATCTATTAGGTCCACTAGCTAAAGCTTTCTTTAACTTTAATATGCAGTTTGACTATGACGAAGAGATCAAAGGTGATCTTGATGTCAAGGCTCGTGGTACAGAAAGCCTGATGGCTAATGAAGTACGAAGCCAACGTCTAATGCAATTCCTTGGTGTCGTACAGAATCCAGTACTAGCTCCCTTTGCTAAGATGGATTATATTATTCGTGAGATTGCTAAGTCTATGGATCTTGATCCTGATAAGTTAGTAAACTCTTTGGGGGATGCTACAGTGCAAGCTGAGATGCTAAAGAAATGGAAAGAAGCAAATCCAACTCCACCTCAAGTAGGACCAGACGGACAACCATTACCACCACAGGGCGTTCCAGCAGGGGCACAGGCAACTGATACCCAAGGTAGTGGGGGTGGTACTATAGGAACTGGTTCCGTACCTACACCAGGAGAACCTGGCTTCTCAGCTAATACTGGTGAAAGTGCTGCTCCATGAACAACCTAAAGCCTTTAGTGAATGACAAACCTTTATGGGAATCTTTCTTAGCGGAGGTTGATAAAAGAATTTTAGAAGTTCATAGGGCTATGGAGCAAGCCTCTAAGTTAGAAGACATGTACAGATTACAAGGCCAAGCATTTGCTTTACGTAAGTTAAAACAGCTTAGGGAATACGTCAATGGCTGAAGAAGATAAATCTCTTTTAGATAGGATGCAAGAATACCTTTCTACTTTTGGTGATAGATCAGATGAAATAAAATCACAAGACGATCCGCAACGTGGTGTATATGCTGCTCCTTCTGTTAAACAAGATAATCAAGTTGATTATTCAAAAATATCTTACGGTACTACTTTAGCTGATGCTGGTTTTAATATTGAAGCTTTTACTTTACCTATAAGTGCGCAAGACTCCGATATAAAAGTTGCAGAAAATGATGCTGGTTTTCCAGTGTTTAGATCTTGGGATGGATCAAAATATACAGTAATGCCTAAACAAGATCAAAGAACAACTCTTAATAAAATTAAAGAGGATGTAATACCTGCAGTAAAAGAGTATGCTGATAATCCTTTTCTACCTACAGGAGAACAAGTTGTAGGCGCAGCAAAATCTGTTGCAGGTTCTATATATGATACTGTTAGTATTCCTGGAGATGTATTGTCAGGTAAAAAAACTGATGTCACTATAGGTGACTTATACAATATTGCAGGTACTGCGGGTGGAATGAGTACTTTTGGAAAAGCTCCTGCTGGTTCTTTACGTATTTTTGGCGGTGTTGGCATGAAAGACGCTGGCACTAGTAATAGTTTTAAAAAGGCTAAAAAACTTTTAAAGCAATCTCCAAAGGTTGATGCAGAAAATCTTGTAGGCGGTGCTATAGATTTTAATACCAATAAAAAAATATGGGAAGAAACTAATTGGTATGTAGACCCTAACGATGGTCAGTGGAGATTCTATATAGATGATCTTAAATCTACAGTTAAACCCATCGAAGATATTTTTAAAAATACTAAAAGGTTAAATCACCTCGGAGTAACTTTAGATGAATTTAAAAAAGTTACAACTAAAAGTCTTAATGGTACAACGACAAAGTTAGGGGAAATTTTTGATCACAAAGAGTTCTATAAAAAATACCCAGAATTTAAAAACTTAAATGTTGAATTTTATAATAATCCAACTGGCAAGGAGTTAGGCTCAGCAACAGATAGTCTTGCCTTAGTAAGTATTAACTTAGCAAAAGTAACAGATCCAGAAGCTATCCGTTCTGTTCTTCTTCATGAAATACAACACATAGTTCAGGCTAAAGAAGGTTTTGTACCTGGGGCCAGTAGTAAAAATATACCAGGAGATCTTGTAGATAAAAAACAAGTATTACTTGACGAAAAAAGAAAACCTCTTGAAACTACTCGAGACCGTTTAATAAACGAATTAAATGCAACTGAAAGACTTTTTAACAAAAAATTAAAAGATTCAGAGCAGCCTCTTACAGGTCTTACAGCAGATCAAGAAATTGAG